CAACCGAGGCGCAGAACGCACTACTTCCCCTGATGGATTCGCGCCGTGCAATCCAATTCCCGCAGCGCAGCGAACCAGTGCGAATGGCGGACGGCGTGACGTTCGCCGCTACCGCGAACGTCGGCGCGGAATACGTCGGGACGGGCGGAATCGATGCCGCCCTCGCAGACCGATGCGTTTACGTCGAGACTGAATACCTCCCACCCGATCGGGAGTGCGACATGCTGCGGGCGCGCTTCCCGAACGCGCCCGCGCCACTGGTGGAAAGTTTGTCAGAACTCGCCGCCAGTACGCGCACCGAAACGTACCGAGACGCGACAGGCGGCGCAGCAATCAGCACCCGCGCACTGATTCAGGCCCTCCGAATGTATCAGGCGCTTGCACCTATCACGAGCGCCGACGATGCGCGCGCGCTCACAGTGCGCGCCCTTCTCGCACCGATGGAGAACATCGGCGCATCATCACCGCGCGCAACGTGCGCCGCAACCGCCGCGAAACTTCGCCTTGTCTGAAAAAGGAGCGTACCCAGCCATGAGATACAAGACGAACGACACAACACGAAACACCTACACGGGCAAAGCGCGCGCACTGGGCGGAGGATGGTACGGGGCGCGCGCGTGGCCTCGCGACGAAGGCGCGCGCGCGCGCTTCGCGCTAACCGTGGCCCTTCGCCTATGCTCGAATGCGACCTATACAGCAGCCACGAACGACCGAGGCGGAATCGGCGGGAGCAAAACCCCGACGCTATACCTCCCAACGGGACCAGTACAGGCGGCAGCGATGGATACGGCGGAACTTGACCGCGCGTCCGACCTAGTCGCCGCGTTCGGAATGCTCGCAGGAGCAGTGAAGAGCGGGGACGTAGGTAGCGGATTCATTCACGGCGTACCCAGTGAGCACGGCTACGGCCGAACGTGGAACCCGCTACCACAAGCGACAAACGCGGCAACACTTGCGAAAAGTTACCGCATGGACGCGCGAGCGACCACCGAACGCGCGGACCTTCGCCCGTGGCAGGTCGCACTATCAAAAAAGGCGCTTGACTTCCTCGCGTCACAGTGGCTCGCAGAGGCCGAGGATTCAACCCTCGCACCGTTGGAGCGAGCACGGCGCGCGCGTATCGCGGCGCTTCGCTCGCCGCAGACGGTGCGCGACCAGTGCAGCAAAGACGGCGCAACCATCGGAACCGATGCACTAGGCGCGGCGCTCGCAGCGTACGCGCTCGCATGCGTTGACAACGGAGACGATGCAGACGGCGCGCGCGCGTTCGCGGAATTCGCAACGACGAACGACCGAAACGAAGAGGACGAAGACGCGCGGAATACTGCGCACGATGAGCAGGAATACGGCAACCTATCCGCCGACACCAACAAACAAACCCGCGCGCGCGAAGCACTGGAGGCGGCGTACCGCGAACAACGTAGCCGAGAGATCGACGAAGAGGAGCGAACGCCCGAGCACGAGCGCGAGCAATTCGAGGAAGTGGAGCAGGACGCCCCCACCCACAAGGACGCGCGCGCAAACAAGGCAGGACGAAACGAGGATCACGCGGCCGACGCAATCGACGCAGCAGCCGAGGCAATTCACGCGCCTACATCGTCGGCCCCAGTCGACGAGCGCGGACGGCGGCAGATTGTGCCACAGAACCGCCCGCCGATGCAGTGCGAGATGCAGGAACACAAAACCAAAAACGGAGCAGTGCAGACGTACGCGATAATGCGAGACGGCAAAGGGGAAGCGTCTGTAGTGGTCACTCCGTTCCGACGAAAGCACGAGGGCAACAAGTGAAGCGCACTATTCACACCATCCCCGATCACACACCGCGCGAAATTCTCACACAGGAAGCGCGCAAAGTAGAGGAACAGACTTACACGGCCACCCTCGCCGCCCTTCGCCGCGTCGGCGGAATCGCGCACGAATGGAACCGCGAACGAGGTACACGAATCGACACGCGCACACTGGCGGCGCGCGTCGAGTTGCCATCGGCGCGAGTATTCGGAAGGCGGGAGCATGCGAAGGCGGGCGCGCGTCCGCCCGTGGGCCTCGTGCTACTGATCGACGACAGCGGGAGCATGGACAGCGGGCAAATCCTCCGCCGCCCACGGCATCAAATCGCCGCAGCAGTCGCCGCAGGACTGGCGCGCGGATGCGCGCAATGCAGCGTACCCGTGGGCATTGCGCACCACGACGCGACAGGGCCAACCGTGCGACTAAACACGTACGAGAATACGCGCGACGTAATCGCGAACGCGGGAGAACTGGGAGGCGGCAACCGTGACGCGTACGCCGTCGCGGGCCTACTATCAGTCGCGAGGATGCCCGCAGAGCGCACCATATTCGCACTGATCGCGGACGGACTCCCAAACGACGCGCCCGCAGACCACGCGCGCGCAGCAGGTGCAGCCCTCGCCACGTGCCGCAGAGTAGGCGCGGAGTTCGTCTATCTGTACCTTGGCAACCGATGCGAAGACATCGACCGCGCCCGTGAAGAGTGGGGCGCGCAGAGAGTACATGAAGCAATTCAGCCCGCAGCAATCACGCGCGCACTAGTCCGCGCAATCGCAAACGCGCGCCAGTAAGACGAGCACAGCGCCGCGCGGCGTGGAATGCCACCACGCCGCGCCCGCCGCGCCCGTTGCACGTTGCAACGAACGCAGGAAGAGACCGCAGCAAAGGAACACCGTACAACATGGAAACCGACAACCAACCAACCCCGCACGGAGTCGCGCCCTACTTGAGAGCGCACGGCATCGACCGTTTGACAGGTCACGCATGGGCAACCGTCGCCACGGCCGACGAGCGCGCGCGCGCCGTCGAGTTTGGCGCACTGATCGAACGCGCAGAGGTGGCGAAGATCCTAGAGCAAGACGGGACGCGCGCCGCCGCCGTCGACATCGACACCGCCACCACCGTGGCGGGCGTGGTCCTCGCCCGCTTCGCCTACGTGCTCACAAGCGCGGCGGCTTCAATGGTCGCGAACCGCAACCACCGCGCCCTCCCTGCGGAATTCGCGAGGACATTCGACAACGTCGCGAGCGCGAACGACGAGCGCGCCGAAACCCTCGCCGCGAGCATGCGGACGGCCGCAGATTTAGCCCTCGCAAGCGCCGAGCGCGCCGCACTGGTGGCAGGGTGTTCTCTCCTCATTGACGCAATGTCCGACGACGAAACCGAAACACTCGCGCACGCGCTCGCGCGCGTTTCGTTCGCCGTCTACGCGCGGGAAATGATGAAATGAGCACCGCCGCCGATGCCGCAGCCGTCGCGGTTGGCGTTGCATTGTTCGCGCTGATTGCGTCGGAACTGGTCGCATACGTGACACGCGACCGCCGCCGCCGCCCGCCCGACTGACCCCCCGCCCAGCCACGAACCCCGAACGAAACGCCCGCGCCCGTCGCGGGCGTTTCTCGTTGGCGAAGCGGACCAGACACCAAACCGCTAGATATCGGACCAGACGCGGCCGAGCGGATATCGGACCAGACACGGCCGAGCGGATATCGGACCAGACACGGCCGAGCGGATATCGGACCAGACACGGCCGAGCGGATATCGGACCAGACACGGCCGAGCGGATATCGGACCAGACACGGCCGAGCGGATATCGGACCTTGCATGCTGGCGGGCGGGCGGGCGCGGGTGGTCGGGCGCGCGCCAGCCGCCCCCACCCTCGAAAGTCTGGGATGTTGACCGACGATGATGATAGTACGCCTGACTCGTGGCAGGTAAAAAACCGATTACTTTCTGGCAACTCGTGTTGACGAACCGTAATCGGTTCGTATACTCCCGCTGTCTGGTTCGCATCGTGTTGATCGACCAGACAAAGGCATTGGAGGAACCCATGTTAGACATAGACCGTGTATTGAATGCGATCAGAAAGATTGACGGCGCAACTCTGGTTGCGTCCATCAACTTCGAGAGAACCAACCCGCGTAACGAGTTCGTGATTAGGTGCAAGAACAGGGCCGTGGTTTTGGTTCAAGCAACATCATCGCTTGACCACTGCGACGCATTTGCGCTGGTCACACCCAAGAACTGGGAAGAATCGGATTGGGGAGAGCGGTTCAAGACCATCAAAGCACTGAAAACGTACCTCGGAGGTGGAAATTGAGTACAGAAGAAACTGTGACGGTTGTGGTATTGAACGACGGCGAGACTTTTACGGACATCGACGGTTGCACTGTTCAGGTCATCCCTGCCGCGCAATACGAAGAGGTGACGAGTCAGGGCGGTGACGCCCGCGACTTCGCGCCGATCTCTGTTGACGCAGTCAATGTCAATCCTCGGCTGTTGAGCAACCGCCAGCGCGAGCAACTTTTGGTCCTGCTTGAGCACACCGCAGCGGCGCTGCGCAACGCTCGCAACACAACTGAAAACTCTCTTTCAGAGTCTGCACATGCGCGGATCAGTCCGCTCGTTGCAGAGTTTTCCGCTGGGCAGGATTTGGATTTGCTCGACATGCAAGACGTGTTGACCGACCTGCTCACCGATATCCGCCACTGGTCAAGCATCGAACGTATCGACTTCGACGTTTCACTCAAGCGATCCAAAGATCATTTCAACGCAGAGAACACTGGAGGTGAAGAATGAAGAATTGCAAGTGCATTTACATCAGCGCAAACCCCGACATCAAGCCACACATTGTCGAAGTAAACAGCATTCAAGAACTGACCGCCATGACTGGGTGGGAGTACTTCGACGTTGTCCGCCTGTATGGCGGTCCTGACAATCTCAAGGATGAAGACGCAGACTTGTTGGTTGACGATCTTGGACGACTCAATGGGTCGTCAATCAACATGCTTGCAAGCGCGCTGTGTATCGAATCGCGCGGAGAGGCGTACGTGATTTACGGCGACGTTGTTGTTGTCGGTCACGACGGAGTTGGAAACACGATTAGTTTCCCGCAATGGACTCTTGACTGGGTATTCCAGCAAGGTTCTGTTGTTGAATCACAGACAACAAAGGAGAAGCAATGAAGGTTGAAATCAACTGGACGGCAACGCACAACAAGTGGAAGACAGCAATTGCAACATTCCGCTTGAACGTGTCAGAGGTTGCCCGAGAGGCGAAGGTGACACGGCAGCACGTCGTGAGCATCATGGCGGGCAATTCCGTTCCGTCTGTTCTTGTCGCAGAGCGAATTGACAAGGCAGTTGACGAGGCTGTTGAGCGACGCAAAGCAATTGCTCGAAGCGTCATCCGAGAACTAGAGGAGTCTGGACAATGACACCGCAGCAACCAAAGTTCCACATGATTGGCATAAGCGGGAAAACGAAAGACGAGTTGGCAAAGTCAATGGGCATCGACAACACATGCAAGACTCTTTATATGCCCTGCTGGGTTGAATCTGCTGATGAAACACACGTCACCGTTCTTCTTGGCAGTGAGCCGCGCGTTACAAGCAAAGCAGTCAAGATTGACCGCAAAGACATCCAAATGCTTTACTCTTCGGAAGAGGGTGGGAATTGAAACTCAAAGAGATCCACAGTAGCGACCTGACTGCGTCGTGCATGAAATACGTGCAACTTCGGTTCGCAGGCAAAACCAGACCAGCCGCAACGACTGCATTGTTTCGCGGACTTGTATCAGGCGAGGCAATGCGCCTGTTGCATGAACGGCATTTACACGGGAAGCCAGAGCCTGATCTCTACAGCGCGCTTGTTCAAGAGTCATGCGATCTGGTTCGCAAAACCCTTGCCAGTGAGGGCCGCGCCATTACAGAAGCGGTCGAAAAGAACATGTCGGAGATTTTGTCCGACATTGGCGAGGTGGCCGAGAATTACCGAAAGCGATTCGCTGCAAAGTTTGAGCGATGGACATTGCTGGGTTGTGAAGTACCTGTCCGTTGGAAGTTTGCCCCGCGCATGCCAGAGTTTGCTTCGCATATTGATTGTTTACTTCGCGACGAACACGGGCAACTTGTGGTACTAGACTGGAAGTACCGCGACCAGTCGCCTACGTACCACTACCTTTCTCGTAACATGCAATTCGCTTGCTATTACGCCTCATGCCTAGAAGGTCGATTCTTGTTGAACGACGGGTTGACCACAGAGTGGACGCACATTGGCGAAGAATCTCGTTGCGTGTGGGTGCATTTGCCGAATCTGTTCCCATTTGGCCGAGCAACGGTTTGCGAGAACGACCGTGGAATGGAAACGCAATACAAGAAGGGAGATGAACGACCGATCCGTATGACGTGGCGCGAGATTGAATACTCTCGCCACACTGCGGTCGAAGACATCCGCGCCGAGTTGATGATGAGGGCGCGAATGATCCAGCGCGACGTTTTCCCGAAGAACCCCGATCCTATTGGTTGCAGTTTGTGTGAGGCAGAATCGTTCTGCACTCGCTTTGACACCGTGCTTTGAAGAAAGACATGACCATGTACACCTACAGCGAATCAGAACTCCAGTTCATTCAGAACAAGTACCGATTGACCGACATCGAAATGGATGTCTTTATGTCCGCAGCGCATCGCTACGGACTCAATCCACTTGCAAATCAGATCTACCCGCAGGTCCGCAACGACCGAAAGACGGGAGATCGTTCGATGGTCATTGCTACTGGCATTGACGGATACCGCACCCTTGCAGACCGAACTGGTTGCTACGCAGGAAATGACGATCCAGTGTTTGATGACCCTGATAACGCGCCAAAGAAGGCGACCGTTACGGTGTACAAAGTTGTCGGCGGCGTTCGATGCGCGTTCAGTGCAACCGCACGTTGGGAGCAATATGTTCCAGCCGAAAATCTTGCCTTCATGTGGCGACGCATGCCGCACCTGATGCTTGGCAAAGTTGCTGAAGCGCTCGCGCTCCGCAAGGCATTCCCAGCAGCAATCAGTGGCATCTACACGGACACTGAAATGGAGCAAGCGGGACCAACCATCAACACAGAAGCGGAAGCGCAGCAACAACCTGCCACAAGTCAGGTCAAGCCGCCGCCGCAGCGCGAGGTTCCGAAGGACAAGAAGAAGAGCAAGGACTTTGCACCCGATAAGGAAAAGCCGAAGGAAGCGTTCGTCCGCATGGTTGGCGAATGGATGCAGAGCACGGATAAAAAGGAAATCATGGAGCGGTGCAAGTCGATTATGGCCCACCTCGAAGTGAAAACCGATGGAACCGCAGCGCAGGAAGATTTCTTGTGCTGCATTCAGTTCTGCAACAAGTGGAGCGGAGAGATGTCGATTGCCGATGCCATTGACATGCTTTCCCAATCCAAGTCCGATCAAAAAGAAATGACGCAGGAGGATGAGTTTTGAACCACATGACCATCGCAGAAGAAATTGTTGGCGGAGATCTCACGCCGAAAGAACGACTTCCTGTTCTTTGCGAAATCGTTCGCAAGACCGAAAGTCTTCAAGTACGCGCAATCTCTGTTTTGATCGCGGATGAGGAGTACGTCCAGACGCATGGCAACTGGACTTCATTCTGTCGTGCAGAGTTCGGGTGGGACGATTCGTACGCAAGCCGTATGAAGAAGGCCGCGTCGATGGTTTTGGCTGGTTCAACTATCACCACCGAAGCGCAAGCGCGTGTTCTTTCCAAGATCGACCCAGATAAGCGCGAGGAGATTCTTGAAAAGGCTCGCGAGAAAACTGCTGGTTCCGAACCATCGGCATCAGTCATTGCGTCGGTCATTGCGGAATCTGACGAAGAAGATGCTCCGCATAACTCGCGCATGTTGACCGACCAAAAGGAAATCGACGCCGTCATTGCTGCGATGCGCGATGTGTTGCGCAAAATCAAAGACCTGCCCAAGAACGGCTCTGGTCGATGGATCAACATGCCTCACTTGGTTGCTGATCTGAAGAATGCCGCAAACGCCCTGAAGCACGGTCGCCCACATGGCGAGTGTGATGAGTGGGGAAAGCACGATGAAAACTGTTTGTGCGGAGGAACTGGTTGGCTTCCGAAGCACGTACTCGAACGCCCAAAGGAGGCAAACAATGGGAAGTAATGAAAACATCAGTCTCCAAATGCTCCAAAACATCAACTGGGAGAGGATGTCTGAAGACGTTAGTACTCGGATCAAGTTTTTGGGCATGACGACAAAATCGCTTGCGCCAGACCATCCGCTTTCACACCAGATTGCTTCTGACCTGATTGTTCCAGCGATTGATGCGCTTTACCAATTCTGCCAAATCGTTTCTGTCGAAGAGGAACCAGATGCTTCCAACAACTGATGTTCAAGACAAATCGTTGTCTCGCTACATGACATTGCTGTTCACAGTGACGTGTGTCGGATGGGGTCTGTTTTTTTTCACGTTTGGCTACGTGGTTGGGAGGCTTGGTTGACATACGTAAAGCCAAAGCCAAACCACCCGTGGAACAACGCAATCAACAGCATGGTGCGCATCGCAAATCTGCGCAAGGAAATTGCTGAATTGCGCGCACTCATCAAAACCAAAGAGTCAGAAATTGCAGCACTGAAGGCGCGAAGTAAGGATCGACCATGAGAAGTTTCAAGAAGCAAAAGTCAATTACGGTTCCACACGGATCATCAAAAACAATCAAAGTGTTGAGCAACCGATTGCAGCGAATGATCTCAAACACGGAATACAACAACATGGCTCGCTCTGAAAGCGGACCAATGTTGGTAGATCTTGCCCAAGGCGATGGGAGTCTGCGCGACCTTTCCGAAAGGTCAAAGGTTTCGTCTGCGTATTTGTCGTTGGTTCGCTCTGGCCAGGTAAGCATCTCAATTGATGTTTACTTTGCCCTGCTGAAGATCGCAATTGCAAACGAATGCGAGGAATAAGCATGGAAAACGAGAAGTGCAAGTTTTGCCACGCACGTTTCGAGGTGTTGGACGACCGTGGCATGTGCATGATTTGCAAGAGGGAGCAATTTGATGAAGCAGACAATTGACATCGACATTGTTGATCGACTTCGTATCAACTGGACATCGCTTACCGACACTCAGAACGCCGAGCGAAATGAAGCCGCCGACGAGATCGAACGGCTTCGCGCCGAGCGCGACGAGGCAAGGAAACTCGTTGTTGAGTTCATTTACAAAGGCACTGCCCGCAAGCGCGATATTGCAAAAGCGCGCGGCTGGACAGATCTTTACCCAGATGACGATTACGACATGGAAGGAGATGTTGAATGAACCTACGACCGTATCAGCGTGAAGCACTGAACGGAATCTGTTCTGCGCTGCGTGAGTGCGACTCAACGCTTCTGTCTTTGCCGACTGGTTGCGGCAAGACGGTTGTGTTTGCGGCTGCTGCAAAGATGGCCAAGAAGCGTGTCATGGTCATTGCCCACCGTGATGAGTTGATTCATCAAGGTGCAGAGAAAGTACACGCGGTGACTGGAGACCGACCAGACATTGAAAAGGCAGAGATGTACAGCAACGAGAAGTCGATGTTCCCGTCGAAGGTCGTTGTTGCCAGCGTTCAAACTCTTGGCGCAAAAATGGGGAAAGATCGCCGTGTTGCGCGATTTGACCCAGATGAGTTTTCATTGCTCATCATTGACGAGGCGCACCATGCGGTTGCTACCTCATATCGCAAGGTCATAGAGCACTTCCAAAAGAATCCTGCGCTCAAGGTTATTGGCGTAACCGCCACGCCAGATCGCGCTGACGAAGTCGGAATGAAAAACGTGTTTGAAAGCGTTGCTTTTGAATACAGTTTGCTCGACGCGATTAGAGATGGCTGGCTTGTTCCGATTCGTTCTATGCCAGCCAAGATTATTGGCTTGGACTTGAGTGGCCTTCGTGACGTTGCTGGCGATTTGCATCAAGGAGAACTCAGCAAAATCATGGAGGAAGAGAAAAACCTTCATGCCGTCGCATCAGAAACGATTGCGCGCATGGGTGATCGCAAGGTTCTGATTTTCTGCGTCAGTGTCGCCCAGTCCGAGAGACTTGCCGAAATCTTTGATCGGCACATTGCAGGAAGCGCACGTTTCATTTCTGGCGAAACACCGCCAGAAGAGCGCCGACAGTTGTTGCGCGATTACGACTCTGGCAAATTCAAAATCCTTGTCAACTGCATGGTCGCTACGGAAGGGTTTGACTGCCCATCTATCGGCATGGTGGTCATTGCAAGGCCGACTAAATCTAGGGCGCTCTATGCGCAAATGGTTGGCCGTGGGACGCGACCACTTCCAGGAGTTGTTGACGGACCGGACACGCCAGATGAGCGCAAGGCTGCGATTGCGGCGTCGAAAAAGAAAGACTGCATCATCCTCGACTTCTGCGGCAATGCAGGGCGACATCGACTTGCAAGCGTCGTTGACGTTCTTGGTGGCAAGTTGGCAGCGCCGCTGTTGAACGACCTACACGAGATGCACGAGAAACTTGCCGAGGAAGATGGCAAGGCATGCGTCGATGTCATTGAACTTCTTGAGCAAGCGGAGCGCGAGGCTGAAGAAGAAGAGCAGAAGAAGAAAGAACGCGAACGGCGCAAACTCATCAAGGTCCGTGGCATTGTCGATGTCAAAGAGATCAGCCCGTTCGACGTTTATGAAATGCCACGACGAAGCGAGCCATCGTTTAGGGCTTTGCCACTGACCGATGGACAAAAGGATGTGCTTCGCAAGCAGGGTGTTCCGTTTGAGCGGCTTGACTCATGGCAACAGCGCGAGTTGTTCCGTGAAACAGTCAAGCGATTCAAGCAAAACAAGTGCTCGTATCGACAGGCAAAACTGTTGCAGCGCTATGGGTATTCTGCCGACTGTAGTTTCGACGAGGCCCGAGCAATTATTGATCGCTTAGCCGCAAACAAATGGAAGCAGGACTTATGAAAGACTTACCCGAAGACATGCACGAAGAGATATTGGAGCACAACTCTAATGCTCTGGTGTTGAGCGGTCATACGAACGCCATTATTGGTCTTGCAAGCCAATATGGAAGGCCACCGTTAGTTCTATACGACCCAGTAAAGGTCATAGACAATCTTGTTCTCGAAGGTATGTCGCATGACGAGGCTGTTGAATTCTTTGAATACAACATTGCGTGCGCGTACATGGGAGCAAACACGCCAATGATGCTGATTAGGCTGGAGACACTGGGGGTGTCAAATGATTCAGATGTGGAAGAGGGCAACACGTGAATGCCCGTGTCCGGTGTGTGGAAAAAGCGACTGGTGCATGATTGCGACAAATGGCTCCGTTGCTATTTGTCCGCGCACTGAAATAGGATCAAAGAAGTATTTGGACGGCAGTGGATATCTGCACGTTGTCGATCCATCAATTCCAATTCCTGACAAGCGAGATGAGCAGGGAGCGGAACTACCAGAGCACAGCCTTGTTTTGTCTTCGCTGGCGAGCAAGATGATGGCTGCTTGCGATGATGACCGTGCTCTTGGGTTCAGCCAAAACCTTGGGGTAAGCCGTGCGGCGTTGAGAATGTTGCGGGTTGGTTGGTCCGCAAACTCCGATGCATTCTCATTTCCTATGTACCGCGCCGGTCAACGAGTCATTGGAATAAGGCTGCGCTCTGTGACCGGCAAGAAGTGGGCGATCAAAGGAAGCAAGCAAGGCTTGTTCATGCCGATCAGTTGGCCAGCACCAAAAAAGGGCATTTTGATTTGTGAAGGGCCGACCGATACGGCGGCGATGCTTACTCTTGGGTTCAATGCTATTGGACGCCCAAGCGCGATGGGGAATCATGCTTTGGTTGAAGAGGCTGTTGCTGGTAACTCTGTTTGCGTGATTAGCGATTCTGACGAGGTGGGTTTGAGCAGTGCGCAAAAACTCGCAGACCACTTGATAAGGAGCGGAGCATGCAAGAAGGTAGGAATAATCGTCCCTCCGACCAAGGACGCGAGGGAGTGGGTCAAGAGTGGAGCGACGAAGCAACAGGTATCAAACGCCATCGGGCTGGCGATGGTGAGCAGTGGTCCGTGGTTCTGCCAATCGACATGCCCTCGCTGAATGCGTACATGCGCTGGCATTTCCGAAAGCAAAAGAAGTGGCGAGAGCAGTTAGAGCAATACATCTATGCTCTTGGCAGTCCTCTGGCAAAGTTTCAAAAACCAGTCAACGTGACGATTGTTCGTCAGTATGGGTATCGAAAGCGCGCGTACGACACAGACAATCTGTACGCCGCAGTAAAGCCGATACTTGACGTACTCAAAGAGCCAAGAGGGAGATCGAGGTATGGGCTTGGCGTCATCCTCGAAGACAACCCCATGTATTGCTCGCTTCTGGTCAGCCAAGAAAAATCGTTGGACAAAAACACGAGAATTGTAATCAGAGTAGTTGCAAAGTAGTTACCCGTTGCTATTCTGATTGCGGGTCTCCTTACCCATGCCACCCACGGCCGTCGCACCCGGCGGCTGTGGGATTCGAGAGAAATCTCACCCGTATCTTTTCCCCCAGCGCCCATCACCTTGTACGGTAGGTGGTGGGCGTTTTTCACAACCAAATAGTCGTGCGCATCCGACACAGGCTCAGGCCATGTGCGCGCCAGTCGCTGCTTCTGGCTTGCTTTAGCAGCAACGATGTGACTTCATCGTTCCAGCCTTGCTTCAGTGTGCGTCCGACACCCTGCTGAAGCCGTTAGACCATAAGGCTGGCGGGCAGGGTGAAACTCTGGATGCCCGAACAAAACACCAGACCTGCCATGTGGCAGGCCGACCGCAAGGGGTCGGTGCGTCTTTTGCGAATGGGTTCGGATCAGGGGTTGCGTTTCTGTAGTGTGGCGTATACTTCGCGCGCTATGTCCGAACAGAGCAAGAACACACTTGCACAAGTGGTTGGCGTTCTCCAGTTGATTGCACTCATCATTGGGGTTGCTGGCATGTTTACGTTCATTGGTAAACGGGACCAGCAACTTACAGAAGTGACTACAGATCTTGACAAACTTGCTTCCGCAGTCAACGATTTAGCAAAGGCGCAAGCGAGTGCTGCTGTAAACGATGCAATGCATGGACGCGAGTTGTCAGACATTCAGCGTCGGTTGAACGAAGTCGAACGACGTTTCAAGCCCTAACACGGAGATCCGCATGAAGTCTTGGCGCACAACTACTGCTGGCATTGGAGCAATTCTTGTTGCTCTTGGAAGCGCTCTCACTGCGATGTTTGACAACGATCCAACGACCGTTGCAGATTGGGGTGCAGTCATTGCGGCAACAATTGCTGGCATTGGCTTGATTACTGCACGGGATAATGCAGTGAGTTCTGAACAGGCTGGAGCGAAGTGAATGCGCTTCTCCAAGTCATTGGCTCTTTCCTTGTTGCGCTGCTGGAAAGAATGCACGTGTGGTCGCGCACTGGAGTTGACGGTGACCGCGATGACAATCGCCTACGTCGTGCTGGCTCTAGGATTCGCGACTGGATGCAACAGAGCCGTGCTGATTCCAGAGTCAAGCCCAACGCGAGTGGGGCCAGCAATGCAGGGCCAGATTTACACGATGGTGGACGGGAAATGGATTCTGTCGGACAACAAGATCCAAATCCCTGAAGGGTGGTACATAGTGCCACCCTCTTATGTTGAAGAGGAATAATCCGATGAGTGCTGCTTGGCAACGCAAAGAGGGTCAAAACCCAAAAGGCGGTCTGAATGCGAAGGGACGCGCATCGCTTAGGGCGGAAGGGCGTGATATCAAGCCGCCCGCGCCCAATCCAAAGACGAAAAAGGACGCCGCACGCAGAAAGTCTTTTTGTGCGCGTATGCAGGGAATGAAAAACAAGTTGACGAGTGAGAAAACCGCTCGCGACCCAAACAGCCGCATCAACAAAAGCCTACGAGCGTGGAAGTGCTGAATGGCCAATGAAATTCAAGTAACAGTCGCAATGCAGGTCAACAAGGGTTACTTACAACACTCACAAGTGCCTGGTACCCAGTTGTACACCATGACTGGAACTAAATGCGACGGTGGTGCTCAAACAGTAACCACCTCCCATGTAGCGCTCAACGTTGGGTCTCTTTCTTCTTCAACAGTTGGATGGGCGTATTTCCGAAATACGTCTACTACAACCGGTGAGGACATCGCGATTGGAGTTCAGGTTTCGAGCACGTTCTACCCGCTCGTTGGATTGAAACCTGGAGAGGTTGCTCTGTTCCGATTGAATACGGACGTTGCTACCGCTCAAACTCCATACGTCAAAGCGGCAGCGGCTACAGCATCTAGTCCTGTTCTGCAATACTGGATTGCCGAGGACTGACATGAAGTGTTCTTGTAATCACAAGGATGGTCACATGAAGAAGGGTTACAACAAGATGGTCAAGTCGATGGCTGGCAGTCGTTCTGCTGGCATGAAGAAGATGCCGATGAAGGCATCGAAGAAGTCCAAGTGAAAGGAAAACAGATGGCAAAGCCAAAGCGTGGTCCCAAGCGTGGTGGTGGTGGTTCAAAGACCGGCCTTACAGCAGGCGGTGGAGGCAAGGGCTAATGCCCAAGCGAAATTACGCAAAGGAATACCGTGATTTCCACGGTAAGCCTGAGCAGATTGAGCGCCGCGCGAGTCGCAATAAGGCTCGCGCGGCGCTTGAGCGCGATGGTCGTGTTCGCAGGGGCGACGGCAAAGACGTTGACCACAAGAACATGAACCCTATGGACAACAGGAAATCAAATCTTCGAGTCCAACCAAAGTCAGCCAACCGATCCAGGAACAGGAAATAACAATGGCCATTTCGGTCGTAATGCCTTGGTTCAACCCGTACGCATCCATCGCGTCAGCGACTGGTGGCTTTGTTACTACAAACAAGGGCCAAATTTGCAATGCCGGATCTGGAACGATTAGCACGACTTTGGGGACCAGGAAGACGTACGCAACGCTTCAAGAAATTGCTGCTGACACGGCAACAGGTACTGCGCACAGCGGATGTCCAATCATTCCATGCGGTAGTGCCGACACGCTTGTGTTTCAGTTTTTAACGTTTTTGTCAACAACAAATGCCGCTTCAGAAAATTATTTTGGAGATGGCTTGACTGCTGACACATTAGTTCAGCGTTTCACTGTGTGGGGAATTAGGCCGCAATATGGAAACGGAATTGACGATGGGCCATACATTGTTGAACCAATAGTGACATGGCGGTTGACTGCAACTTCGACCGGTGGATTTGTAGCAGGAAACTTTTTCAGCAAAGAAGATGGTTATTTCCCGCTGCTTGATGGAACAAACATTTTACCGGGAGAGCCAGCGTCCGCCATAACAGGCGTGTATCTCAGTCTTGCAACGTCGTCTACAGGCACAGCGACAACAAACTCAATTGATATCAACGCGCTGATGCTTGCTAAATCTGCTGGACTTGCGACCTCATCATCGACTCTTGCAAATTTCATAAGCACGGTTGTTGCAACCGACACCTCTGAAACCATTGGATACCACTCAATTGTCGGTATTCACCGATATTCTCATTTCATGTTGGCTACACAATTTGGACCAACAGGGACACAAACAGGCCCATTCCCTCGCATGGGTGCAATCTGCCTTGGACTTTCAACGACTTGAGGTAAACAACCATGCATGTCGGTAGCAAAATTATCGTCCCACCGTTTGCAGCGCGCACATCGTCAACCGGAACATTGAGCATGAAACTCAATGAGGCTGCTGCTTACAACGACGCAAGCAGGATGTACACGTCATTCCCATACATGTCTGTTGGTTCAGGGCAAGGCGATGCTGCATCTACTGCTTACAAATTTGCGCCAATTGAATGCACTGGATTCAATTCAGCAGTCATCACCCCGTTCGCAACAAACGGTGGCGGAAACATGTCATACGCCGCATACTTGATTCATTCAAATAATCAAGATGGCGGCACGCCAACAATGTGGCACGCAACACTTTTGCAAGTGGTTTCATTGACAAGTACGCCATTCCCAACAACTCTTGCAACTGGAAACATTCCAGATGAACTGAACAATGCTGTCGTTACAAGTGGTTTGTATCACTCAACAAAAGCAGGATCAAACACAAGTTCTCCTGGAGCAATCGCGTCTATTACGATGTACGACAACATTTTTGGAACGGCAAGTTCCTTGATTGGGTCTACGTCGATTCCGCACCAGTCAAACGTTTCGTTCCTTGGAGGAGCGTCGCATTTGGCCATTACCTTCACGCAAGCAAACGCGGTTTCCGGCGCTCGCATTGGATTCATAGTAACTCTTTCGGAGTAACACATGCCTCCGGCAACAACGCACACATCACTTGCAATCAACCTAGACCAATGGCGCGGAGAAATCGGGCGCTACTTTGGTTTTGGACGTACTTATTCGTCCATGACTGGAACGCAGCAAGCCGATGTTGATGCAGTAATTGACCGTGGTCTTCGCCAGTTTTACGCTCCGCCAATTTTGCAAGATGGAACAGCGCATGTGTGGTCGTTTATGCGGCCAACCATGAACATCTCTGTCCACGCTCCGTTTACAACCGGGAAACTTACATCTGTAACTTACACCCCAAAGGGTGAAGCGGACATTGGATCTCTTGGGGCATCGGCACTGCCTTTGTGGGTCAAAAACGGCGTGTTGATTTATCAGCATCCGCTTGCCACAAAGTACGACGACGCCGAACGAATAATCCACATCTTTGCTCGGCAAGACTCAGACACTCTCGATCTTGACGACGCCGTTGAAGAGGACGCTTATTCCGGAGCCGGAATTGATTACGTCATCACTGACGGAATCTACGGTCTTCCAACATCGTTCGGTGGAATTGAAGGCAACGTAACGCTTGAGTCTGGAAGCGGATACATGCCAGTCAAGCAAGTAAGCGAAGACCAGATTCGAGAAATGTTCCTCAACGGGGCAATTCAATCTGGTGTTCCAGCATACTTTTGTGTGAGGCCGTACCGGTTCCCAAGCGTTGACCGGATTGGGAATCGCGCAAAAATTGGCATGTACACCAGATACGAGATGGTCTTTTACCCAAGGCCAGACAACTTGTATCGGATGTCATTCAAGTATTTGTACGTCTTCCCAGGCGTAGCAGATTTGGCTGCTGTAGGAGAGGCAACTACAGATTTGCACCCACCCGGGATGGCATATCACCACGAAACAATTCTTGCCTCTTGCCTTGCTGTCGCGGAAGAATACGCTGACAGCCCAAACGGAAAGTACAAAGAGTATTTCCGAAATCGAATTGCAGCCAGCGTCGCTCTTGATCGACGAGTTGCTGGATCTTCGTATTTTGGAGAAAACATCGACAGAAGCGATACGCTTCACTCACAAGGTCGAGCGCCAATTCGGACGCAGGTCACGTACAACAACACTCTCTACTAGGAGCCATCATGTCGGCACACAACCAAATTCAGGAACTCAGTGAAGCACAGAACAGCCAAGGCAAGATCTTTCAGTTGACCGCTGGAGTTCCAACCGGAAGCGTCGCTGGTTTTTCCAAGGGCGCACTTGCCATTGATACAACGAACGGAAAGTTGTACATCAATACTGGCTCAGCAACTAGTGCAACTTGGACTGTTGTTGGCACCCAAACCGCCTAAGAGGTCTAATCAATGGCAACTGTAGCACTTGCTAAACCGGGAACGCACGGCACGGCTGTGCTGCAAATTTTGCAAGCCGACGCGGCTATTGCAAAGATGGCCTTGAAGTTACAGGCTTGCGATATTTCGTACGATCAGATCACCGAAGACACTACAGGTAGTGGACCTTCGCAAACTGACGCATACCACACACACGAAGGCAGCGGTCTTCTTGGAGGTCAAATTGCCCTGCAAGGTCTTTTGATGTCCACAAAGTCAGTTGACACCAATGGAAACGCAGGTGCTTCTGAGCAGTGGATCGGCATCCAAAACATGTTCTCGACTACAGATAATTATTCGAGAATGCGCTGGTCAGTCGCTCTAGCAAACGGCATCTACCTGCGTGGGAACATGATTGTCAAGCAGTGCCGTGTACGCTGGGTTCGTACGGCCGCAACCGTGCAACTGACCATTGTCGGCGTCCTCACTGACACGGATTCGTCTACCACTGAAGCAACCGCACACGTGTACGTAGCACCATGATGAACCAAGAAGATGCTGACATGAAGGCATACGAAGCGTTTGGCGGATTGCTGCCAAACGCATTTCAACCGCCACAACAGTCAGATCCGGTTCTTCAAATACAGCCACCAGCAACACCTCCTCCAACCGCACCGGCGGGCCAGTTCTTGCCTCTGGCTGGTCCCGCTGGTGCGGGAGAGTTCCCAGATCCAATTTCAGATACAAGCACCCAGTTGCTTGAAGCGATCCTTCAAGAACTGCGATCCTTGAATCAAAATCTCAGGAATGCGCTGTGACCAATGGCTGTCAAATCCTACATACCCGGCACAACGGTCTCTGTTGGTTACGAGTCTGAAACAGCAGACAGGGCAACAATTCGATGCCTTGTAACTGGCAAGAACACCCACACGGAAGCCATTGAAGAAGCAAAGACTTCTGTAGGAGAAACCCTATACCCAGGCACATACAACGTGCCGTTGGTATCTGCCGATGCCTCTCCGTTTGGAAATGCAAAGTGGATTGTCAGTCTGAACTATGGTCGCGGCGGTAGAAGCCGACGCAGAAACCAGACTGAACGGCGCATACGTATCAAGAGTTCTCTTGAGTACGTTGATGCATACCTGCTCAACGGTGGCTCATACACCAACGGGTACAGGGACAACAGCAACCCGGATACCGGGCATTGGTTTTCTTTGCAACTTCGCCCCGGGAACAAGCAAACTCCGGAACTTGCTCCACGTCCATACAAAGTTCAGCGTCCAATGATGACGATTCAGTTGGAGTACACAACTCCGTTTCTAACCATCAACGATGCCGAATTGAGTAAGAATGGAAAAATCAATTCGAATGTTTTCCCGATACCAGAGATTGGTGGCGTCTTTGCTGTGAGGACGCTGCGATACGAAGGGTTTGAATCTGGGAAAAGCGACATTGGCACATATCCGTGGTTTACTTCGTTGATTCTTACCTATGACCCTGCTGGGCATTACCGGCAGCAAGCAGTTTGGGACTCAACGCTTGATTCTGGCAACGGTAAATGGAAAACGATTTCAACCTACCTCGCCGCTGAAGAAACAACGTTCTAATGGACCAAGAACTGCTCCAGTTCTTACCTCCAGGTCAAAAGCGATCTGGAATGATTGGGCCTCTCAATGAAGAGGTCAATCGCGCCATTGCGCGTACGCGAGCCAATGTTGCAAGAACTTCCACTGAAACAGACCGATCTATGGATCGTCTGGTTCCGCAGGTTTTTTCGGCCGAAATCACATCAGCAACAGCCCAAACTCCGCTGTCTGCTTCAAGACACTGGTGGACATACCAGTGGAAAGAAGTAGAGCGTGACGCAACTGGAGGCACTTGGTCTGACGTTTCTCCTGGGCGTACAAACTCGGGATATGGAGTTGCGTGGAATTTCTACGAACTCTCTGTAGACGACGACGGCGGCAACACCATTACATCAACTCCTGTTCGTCTTTCTATTGCTGTTGGCAGAGTCGTAACTATGCACATCGACCCTGCTGGCCGTCCTTGGTTCAACGAAGTCAACCCCGTGGAGATCTGTACGTAATGCAAGGCATTTATGGTGGTTCTTGCTGCTGTGATGACTCGCCAGCACTGTGCGATGCTTGGCCAATCTGTACAGAAATACCGGATGATTGCGACCCAAGTGTAAAAGTCATTCCGGGATACGTATCCATTGGGTATCCGCTTGGACCAACGCTTTACGACGGACCATTCTGGGTCGCGTGGCACAACTCTGTTGTTTCGAGACGAAACACATTTATTGAAACAACAATCGCAATTACTATCACTAAAAGAACGGTTGTCATAGATTCTTGCGGCGGTTCTTGCGCGGTAGCGCCAACACCAAAAGTTGATATCACTTGCACTGACAGCGCAATCCCCGCTGTAACCGGGTGTCAAATCACTGAATATGTAGATACGTTTCAGTGGACCTTTGATGGACGCCTTTCGTTTATTGGAGGAAGCAAAGATCAAAACCCATGCGCATTCCACGACGTTGCAAATGACATCTACCACCCTGGGGTTCCCAAGGGTCCATATCCATATGTTTTGACTGATTGCAACAGAACGGGGCTTACACCAAATGCCGCCGTTCCTGTTACTGCAAACAACGTCATCTGGTGGCCAGCAGAAAATCGCCGTGTAGTGCCGCGCTTTGCCGGAACAAACAGCGTTATCAAATCAGCAGTTCCATCTACTGATTACACGCAGACGGCTAGTTGCAACAGTTCCACATCCGTTCTTCGTTGCGGAACCACTGCTACCGAATCTGCAAATCTTTGCATTGACGCACCAATCACAATTGTCCCTGGACACACAACGACATCTGTTGGTGATTTTGGAGTATGCGGTGACGGAACGCACCCATGCCACCTTGGCGAAGGCGGTGTTCCTGCCGCTTGTACCGACAGCCAGCCAAACAACGGCGCCCAAGAAGCGGCGTGGGCAATAGATATCAAGGAGGATGATTTGATTGCAACGCTTGTTGCAATCGGTTTTCCTGTTGACAAAGCAATTGGCGATGTCAAAGACATGTGGGTTGCCCACACATCGCATGGTCGTTTTCGCATTTTGTATGGCATGGAAGACCGCTTGTCTCCGGATGATGTATGGAGATTTACTGACGATGTTTCAATTGTCGAGTCCCATGTCGTCGGAGAGGCTTCTGCCGGCAAGTCATACACAATCAAAGTAGAACTGGATTTCAAGCCAGTAAATTGGTGCCGACAAAATCCTCGCTGCGGTTGTGTGCATTCCTTCTGCGAAAACGCGCCATCAACGATCAACGTAAATCTATACACGTCTGACATCACTGGGTGCAGCCAGACTGTTCTTGATGCGTCGTATTCCCTCGGTCTTGGCGAATACAGAATTCCAAACGGCGCATTTACCGCAGTTTGCGGAGCACAAGCAACTCCAAGTTGCATGCAGTACCCAGTTTCCACTCCAGGGAACTTTTCGGCAGCGCCTTGCGGTCCTTATTACCCACCGAACGTCCCGGGTATTTTTATTGATTTTGTTGGTAGCCATCCTGTTGAGCGCGCACACGCTGGATGGGTTCGATATCGAAACAAATACGACCATTACTATTGTATAAACACAATAGATATTGGTCTAATAGGTGCATGTTGCCCAGCGCCGGTTGGCGTTGGCGGACAAAACTGGACGCACATGGAGATTGGTTGCGGGAACCTTATTGATCCAGCGTGGGCGGCAACTCATCAACCATGCCCAGGTATTGAACCTGGATGTAGTGACAACACAATCCCAAACACTGGCGAATTTTTTGAGTGCCGCGCAGTGCAGTATTATTCTGGCAGAATTGGGTATTCAGCGGCACTTGTTCCAAGTACCTGCCATAACTGTACGTCTTCATGGTTTGAGTGCGGGCAAATGATTTTCCAGTCTTGCGGAACGGTTCTTTATGACGTGTGCGACTGCTGCCTCACCCAAGCCACGCCTGGCCAATACGAATTGTTGATTATCGACTGGGACACAACCGAGTATTGCACGCCTATCGGACAACACGATCTCTATGGTGCAACTTCTGGAACAAGTTGCGAAACCAAAAACTTTATCCAGATCGGATACGCGGAAGTCGGATGAATTGCCAACACTGGAGAGAGTGCAATATCCCGCATGGAGGTTGCTGCGATCTCGGCTTTTATGGCGGTACACCATCTCTCGGCACATGCAAACGGTGCCTTGCAAGTGACAAGCAAAACCAGCAAATACCGCAACAGCCCACAATTCTTGGCAAGGCTCTCTCTTACTTCAAGGCTGAGGTTTCGGCCGTTGTGAGCAGCATCACTGAAGAGCAATACCAAGCACGACTCGACGAATGCTCGAAATGCCCTTTGCTAGTCAAATCGACCAAAGAAGATGAGTTGGGATGGTGCAAGGGGTGCGGTTGTGGGCAAAACAGCAGGGCAGAACTCAAAACCAAAGCCAAAATGCCAGCGGCGACATGCCCTCTCAAAAAATGGGGCTAGCGCTGACTGCTTTATTAGATAACATGCAAGCAATAGTTGACACCTGCCACATGGCAGGTCAAGGAGAAGCGACATGGACATGTTTGACCAACCCGCATTTCAACCGGGCTTAGATCGCCCAACATACGGTCCAATGCGTGGAGCGCCCATCAAGCCTGTCCGCAGGTCTTCTACCCCATATCAATTTCCTGGTCAGCAGGCAGCACCAGAACAGGCGCCTACCGGAATGCCGTCCCTGGGCGCGGAGCAGCAGTTTGCGCCGCAGCAGCCACAAGCCCCGCGTGGCATGCAGCAGCAACCAATGGGCGCTCCGCCTATGGGGATGCCGTCTTTAAGCGAGCAAAGGCAATCACTCAATGAGGCGTACCAAAACGCTCCGCCGCTTCCTGGACAAGTAAAAAAGCCTGGGCCGCAAGATGATTACATCCGCGCTTACGAGCAGTTGGAGAAATCTCGTCAAGCCGTAGCCGTAGATCCGCGCTTCTCTCCAGAGCAACGCCAGCAGGCGTTTGAGCGAATTGCCGCCAGAGCAGACGAACTCGACCAAGGATACCTGGCTGGCCAGGAGATGATGCAATCTCCAATCGGATATGACATGCCTCCAGCCGAAGAATTCGGCATTATGCAAGGCGGTCTTGAAACGGTTGGCGGCGGACAAATTCGCAATCCGGCCACCGGCGACATCATGCCGTCAATCAAGTCTCCTACTGGAGAAATCATCCCTGCGCCTCAAACGCAGCCAGAAATTGATTCGCTCCCCGAAGGATCGAAGTACGTCAATCCTGAAACTGGAGATGTAGAAGTCGTCGGAGGCGCAAAATCCAAGTCGCGCAGCGGAGGTGGATCGTCGGCATCAACGGCATCTCGCGCCGTTCAAGAACTGGACATGACTCCAGATGACGCCGCAGCGGCATTTGAGAAGTGGAACTCAAAGCAAGATCCAATGAGCACCGCAGAAGAACGCGCGGTAGTTCAGAAAATCATCTCGTCGCTCCCTGATGACCAAGAACAGCAAATCATGGCGCAGATTGAGGCAAACCCTGAATCGGCAATTGAACTGCTGTCTCAGTTTGCTCCCAACATGAACATTGGCGAGGAACTGGAATCCGCACGTATTTCTGCGTTTGCTCGCGAAGAAAAGGGTCGAAAGGGTCGAGTCAACAAGGTTGCCCAGGCGCTTGGCATGCAATTGCCGGAAGCAGAAAAGGCGCCTGTTGTAAACCCAGACCGCTACCTTGTTGAAACGGGAAACCAAGGAACTACACGAATTCGTCGCCGTGGAAACCGCCAATTCTCAATCCCGGCAGTTCGTGGAGAAGACGGCGAATACCGACCAGCACCAAATGCTGTTCGAGAACTTGCAGATCTTGATGTAGACAGCGAGTTCGTAAACATCCGCCCAACCGAAGGCGGTAAGCAAGTCCGAGTTCTTCCGTTTAGCGCCAAGACTGTCAACCTTGAAAACTTCGCTCTTGATGATGAACAGCGCGCAATCCTTGCAAGCGAATCAGGCGGGATCAAGGCGCGCGGAATGGAAGAATGGAATCGGTTTGAAGACGAACTTCGGAAGTTCTCTGTAACCAATGAAGTTTGGAATCCAGACAGCCTGTCTCCAGCACAAGAACAACTTCAGTCGCTGGTCAACAACTTCTACCGCGAACTTTCTCCAAAGGGACGTGCCGCGATGACTATGTACATCGCCCACTCACTTGGACACGAAGTGTCTGAAGATCGCGATTTCACAAGCACTGGATGGGTCAACAAGAAGATCCCACAGTCGCAGCAGGCACAACAAGCGCAGCCTGCTATGACAACAGAGCAGCAACAAACCCAATACAGGGATTCAAGCCGCAGCACCATTCGGAACCAAATGATTCCAGCGGCACTCAAAGCGGCAACTGCTGCGGCAAACGAACCTTCGTTTGGTAGGTCTTTGTTTGGAGATGGCTCTAATAAAGCCTACGAGCAAAACATCCAAAACATCGGCAAGGCTATTAGCCAAAACGTCGATTCCATGTTCATTGAGCAAGGCAAAAGCCCTGTCAGCGACACCGTCGCCAGGAAACGGTTGCTGCTCGAAGAAATCGACCAGTTGGCTAAGGAAATCACGACCAACCCAAGCGTGTCAGCACAAGAAGGCAGCAAGATCATTGATGATCTCTACGCTTATGTTGGCGAAACAAAAGACTGGCGCACAAAAACAAAGCCAACCAAAGCCGCGCAACCAGCGCCGCAAGCAGCGCAGCCAACAAAGTCACAGCCCGCTCCTGTTGCAAATCAGGCAGCAATGAGCGACCAAGAAAAAGCCTCCACTGCTGCTTCGCGCCGCAAGGGCATTCGCATTGCAAATGCTGATGACTACGACATTCAGCGCGAACTCGCCATTTCGGAAGTCAAAAACCGAAACGCGCGTAATCAAGTTCGTGATGAAGAAGCAAAGAAGCAAGCGGACTTCAAAGCCAAGCAGGCAGAAGAACTCCGCGAATGGGAACGTCAGAACCTTCCTATTTCTTCAAAGCGCCAAGAAGAGATTGCTAGGGTTTCTCCACAAATGGCTGCTGATGAACGCCGACGAGCAGAAGCGCGCGGCGCGCAAACGTCCGCTCAACAAGCGCAACAAGCCAAGAAGCAGGAAGAGTTCAAGGCAAAGCAAGCCGAAGAACTTCGGGAATGGCAGCGACAAAACCTTCCAGTCTCAGACAAGCGAACGCAAGAAATTGCGGAAGTGAATCGCCAAAAAGCAATTGCAGATCGGCGCGCAGGAGCCGCACAAAACTCCCAAAAGGCTCGATTTGAACGCGACGAAAATCTGCGCATCATTGAGCGTTCCGAACGAGAAAACGAAAAGGCGCGAGAAGCCGCTCGCCGCGAAGAAGTACGTAAGAAGTACGAACTTCGTAAAAAACCAAACAGCCGCTGATCTTGTAATTCCATCTCTAAAGAAGCACGGAAAGCCTAGTAGGATTAGCACATGAGCACTATCAACAGCAACGTAGATCCGCTTACCGGCCGTCCGCTTCTCGCACCAGCGGAGCCAATGCTGGATCAAGTTGCTCCTCGCGCGTCTATTGGGCAGCGCCTTCAATCGGCAGCAGAGATGTCTACTGACCCGACTGCAACTGGGTTCAACCCAGAAGAAGCGCAACGCCAATTTGAACAAGCCAATACCGAAGCGATGGCGGCGCGTGATGAAGAAGCCACGCGCAAGTTGGAGCGCTCGCAGGGCATTTATCGTCCTGAACCTGGAGATGAAAAATACAAAACTGGCGGAACGACCAAGAGCGTCAACTTTGATTCTTGGGTTCGCAATGCGTCTAATGTGATCCCAGAAACTCGAATTGATCCGGCAGCCAATCCAGACGAGTTTTATTCCCAGTTTGGATTCCAGCCTGGGATGAAGCCGCAAGAAGGGGACATTGGTTTCCTAAAGCGCTTTGAGGCACGACGCGATATTCGTAATCAGCCAGATGCGTTTAGGTTGCAAACTGCAACCGAAGGCGGAGTTGATTTTTCTTCCGAAGGCCCGTTGCGCGTACGAAACGAAGAGTCGTATTCGCAAGAAGAACGAGCCAATCTTGCCATGCTCGACCTTGGCAAGAACATTCAACGCCGAGTCGAGCAAGAAAAGGCGCTCAAGAACTCCGAATGGGGCGCATGGATTGGCCGCAAACTTGAAGAGCGGGCAATTGAAACAGAACGAACTGGAGGCGCAGGCGTTGGTCGAGCGCTTCTCAACAGTGTTCCCGCAGGAGCGCTTTCTTCTCTGCAAGCAATCAGCGGATTTGCGTCGCTTCTTGGAACTGGTCTTGAGTTCTGGTCTGAAGATGTATTTGGATTCCAGCAGGGAACTACTGGAGAAGCAACATCTACATTTTTCAACAACGCATCCGGTGTTCTTGAAATCGCCAAGCAGGCAATGGTTGGATCGAAAGATCAAACAGCCATCATGCTCAATGCCATTGGCGACGGCGTAGGCCAATTCGCAGCATCTCTTGCCCTTGCTGTTGTTACTGGTGGAACGGGAGCAATCCCGATGTTCATTGGTAGCGCTGGCGCACAGGCCGCAGGATCTGCATACAACCAGGCATACCTTGAAGCATTGCAAATGGGCGTTGACCCAGAAGGCGCTCGCGCATACGCGGCTGTCGATGCGACACTTTACGGAGCAACATCTTCTGTAGTAAACGCAATTCCCGGCTACGCGCTTCTTGGCGGCAGATCGCTTGATGTAGCAAATACTCTGGCAAAAGCATCTGTTGCCGCTTCGGCAAAGAAGTTGAGCGCAAGCCCGTACGTCATCAAAAAGGTTGCAAGCGGCGCATTTGCAGAAGGCTTCCAAGAGTTGTCTGAAGACGCCTTGGGAAATATGGCTCAAGTGCTTGCATGGGATCTTGCTGGCGGCGACTACAAAAAGCGCGAACTTCTTCTCAAGCAACTTGTTGCTCTAGACCAAGACGCATGGACACAGGCTCTTGCAAACTTTGCTGGCGGCGCTGGCGCTGGCGCTATTGGCGGCAAGGTTGTTCAAGCACTTGATCTTCGAAAGTACACGCTTGAGCAAAAAGACCGAGACTTGGCATGGAAGGCTTTTGAAAGCGGTCTTGCTTCCAAGGGTTCATTTGTCCCAGGCAACCCTGCGGATCTTTCCCAAGATCAACTCAATCGTGCTGCGCGTGGCGAAGATGTACGCGATACGACTGCTGTCGAAACAAGCGCAGGACCAACCAATCTTCCTGTCCGCCCGCAAGATGCAATCAATGAACTGAAGCGCCGTGGCCTTCCGGTTCCCGCTAATGCAGTAACAACTCCGGCCGAACCAGCAAAACCAACAGCGGCAGCACCAGTCAAAGAAACCAAGCCTGGCATTTCTGTAATTGAAAAAGGCCCAGCGCTTATTGACCGCAAGACTCGAAAACCAATTGATATCGACAACACAGGAGTCGATTTCAAGAAGGTTGCTTCGGGCGATGAGGCTGAGATTTCAAAACTTGTCGGCAAGAACCAAGCCGCCATTCGCATCTTGCTTTCAACGCCAGGGCTTTCGTTTACCCAAGAAAACCTTTCGCGCATCTTCACAGATCCAAAAGCCCTTGCTGAAATGCAGGGAATTTTGTCCGATCCTGCAAAGCGAAATGCTTTTGCTGAAGCGCTTGTCAAGGTTGGAGCAAGCGCGGGCCTGATTGAGTCTGCAAAGGGCATCAAGCCGCTTGACACCAAAGAAGAAGCACGCCTTGCAGAGATTGACGCTGCTATTGCTAAAAATCCAACCGGCAAAGAACTGCTTGATCTTTTGCGGGAGCGGCGAGATCTAGTTGTTCGAAAGATCGTTGCTGTCAAAGACGCAGATCTTGATCCTCTTAGCCCATACGAGCGGACCACGCTGCTTGAGAACAAGAAGAAGGCTCTTGTAGATCCTCGTACTACAGAAAAAGACAAGAAGCGCCTGCAAGAAGAAGTTGATCTTCTTGAGCGTAGAAAGAAGAGCGCAAAGACTTGGACGGCTCCTGCGTTGCCAACGGTCACTCCAGACCCGACTGGCAAGCCTCTTTTGGAGCAGCAGAAGGTCCGACTCAAGCGCATTGAAGAAATGCTGACCGATGGTCGGCCGATGAAGCCTGAAACTCGTTTGCAGTTGGAAGACGAATACTCAAAGTTGAAGGCCCGCGAAGGAGTAGCAAAACCCGCTCCGACTCCAAAGCCGGAACCAACTCCTGAGCCGGAACCAACTCCAGAGGCTTTGAAGCCGTTGAGTCCATATGAAAAGCGCGTGCTTGAAGTCAAGAAGCGCGCTTTCTTTGACCCTGGAACGACAGATAAAGAAAAGGCTCGACTCCAGAAGGAAATTGACGCACTTACAAAGCGTCTTGGCGCAACAAAGCCTTACGAGCCTGAATTCCCTCTTCCGGCAGTAACTCCAGACACGACCGGAAAGCCTCTTTCAACAAGAGAACGCGAATCATTGGGGAAATTGGAAACGGCACTTACTGACGGCCGTCCAATGTCTGCTGAATCTCGCGTCAAACTTCTTGAGCAGTGGAAGGCACTGAAGTCTCGCGAAACAATTAGCAAGACCAAGGCGGCACCAGCGCCCGCACCTGCGTCACCAGCGCCTGAGCCAACACCAACACCAGCACCAGAACCGACACCAGCACCTACGCCAACTGCTGAACCAGCCCCTGCTCCAGTAACAGAGCCTACTCCTGCTGTTGAACCAGAGGCAACTCCCGCACCTACGGCACCAGCACCTGAACCAGCACCAGCACCTACACCAACTGCTGAGCCAGCACCAACGCCTCGACGTAGAAAGAATGTAAGCGTTGAGGGTCTTCCCGGAATCGAAGAAGAACCAGCGAAGAAGTTTTCTGGCGTCAATCTTCACCGAGAAGCAAAGGCTGCTGGAATCAGCATCATTCACCTGCTTCGCAACATTGCTGGAGAGCAGAATAGGACAGAACTTACCGATGTTGAGATTGAACAGTTGCGACGCATGGAGCAAGGCCGCGTTTTTGCTCCTCATCTCATTGGTGTTAGCCCGGTTGGGGTGCGAATTCTCGTAAGTCTTGGAGCAATTCGCCAATCAACTGGTGGCGGATATGACTATGTGATTGACCAACTCCCGCCGGACGTATCACCGTTTGTAATTGGTACTAAACCGGTTGAGCCAGAAACTCCTGTTCTGCCAATTATTTCTGATGCTCGCCATGAACTTGCAATCCGCATGAATGCGCAAGCAGAAAGATTCCCAGGAAATTATCCAAAACTCGGCGGAGTAGAAATTTCAGAGTTGGGCGAAGAAAAAGCCACTTCTCCGCGTAAACAAAATAGGACGCGAGTTGTTGTTACAAATCTTAACCCAGGAACTACAAACAGGACCACCATTTCTCCAAAAGCAAATCCCAAAATTACCGATGGGACACTTGCAAATCTTGCCCAAGAATATCTTGCAGGAAAGATTGGATCTGGCGCAAAGAATCCTTCTCACTTTATGTCATGGACAGGCTCGGGAACATTTACTGCGCATGGTCAAAGACCAAACCGAAGCGGCATCAATCTTCGCTTTTTGTCTAAAGACGATCCAGCAATGAAATCGCTTGGATTTAGCAGTTCAGAAAATCCAATTGCTTTTGCTAACCGGATTGGATCAATCGTTGTTGCCAGAACTGGCAAAAAGGGAACACACGGATCAGCGTCGTGGTCAACAGTAAATCTTCGCGTCCAAAGTTCTGGTGATTCATTTGTAATTTCAGATAAAGAGGCGACAGAACCACTTGGCGAAGGAGAGTTTTACGTCACGTACCCATTGATTCTTGTTGATATTGAAAACGCCAAAGGTCGTCGTGAAGGCAAGCAAAAAATTGGCTTCATTGACACAATTTTGCATGAAGCGTGGCATCAAATCCTGTTTGACAGAATCGGTCAAAGCGGTCGGCGTGAAGCAGAAGCGGCGCTTGTGAAAGAACTTCGCGACGCTGCTCCAGAGTTGTATGACGCAATCGTAGAGCGAATGGCTTCAAGTCTCTCTAATTATCAAAAGGGGAACCGCAATGAGGAAATCATTGTCCGCATTGCGGCAAAGATCTCTCACGCAATCATGTCCGATCCGCGTGAACTTGAACTGATTTTGCAAGACATTGAAAGCGTTGCAAAAACTCCAGAAGCAAAACGCGCTGGCTACAGTTGGTTTGCCAAAACGGTTTTCATGCTTGCAAGAAACATTCAAAGAACAATTCTGGCAGCAACCGGAAACATTTACCGCAATAAATACTCTTTTGACCAGATCCGCGCGCTGTTTGATGACTACGTGCCATTGTCCGCAGCAAAAAATGCGGCAATTGAAAAAGACCCAACGGTACGTGAAGTTCTTGCACTGGTCTATCCAGATGTCACTTCAAACATCAGCGTTGCTTCTTATGTGCCAAAAGAAATTGGCCCAGCGCAAAACCTCTATCACGCAGTATCAGAAATTACGCGGATTTTCGCAGAAGCGCTAAACCCAAAGTGGTTTGGCTTTATGGATACCGGAATTGGACTTGGTCTTGCTGAGATTGACCCATCCAAACTAAATCAAGTGCCAGAACTGATTCGAAAGGCCAGTCAAAAACTGCGGCCTATGGCTATTACGCACTTGACTCGCACGGTATCTGGCGAACGCCTTTTCTGGACAACTAGACCATTTGATGAACCTCTCCAATTTGATGCAAGCGATTTTTCGGCAAACGAGTTTGACAATACTCAAATCACTCATCGCGCAGAGCCTCGACAACTGCCAAGGAAAAAATTTGGTGGCAAATCGCTGCAACTTGTCGGAGTTTCCTTGGCAAAGGAATATTCCATTGCTTTGAGCACCATCAAGGATGGACTTGCAAAAGCAATTGCAAGCGGATCTCGTCGTATCAGCGAGAAGAAATGGTTTGAGAAGAACTACAAGTCGCTCAAGAATGCAGAAGAAAAGACCGCAACATTGTCCGTTGATATGACGGAAGTGCAGTCATCTTCCTCATACAAGTCAATGAGCACTTCTGGCAAAAAGGCTTTTGCTGCCGTTGCAAGTTCTGCAATGAAGATCAAGGGTGGTGCGCTTCGCGATGCGCTTTCTTACGAGGGGAAACTCCCACAAGAAAGCGAGCGCGCAATTGAAGACTTCATCAAGCAGTCAAAGGCTACTGGTGACGTAGCAAACACGATGGAGTTTTTGCTGCGCGTCATCTATGGCGAAATGGTTTCGCGGCACATCGTTGACAACAAGAAGTCTGCTGGAAGCGATGTCGGCTGGGCTATTCCGCCAATTGTTTCCATTGGCATTTCTAGTAATGGAAATATCAGCATCAAGACAAAGACAATATCTTGGGGTCTTGAAGGCGAAAAGATCAGCACGACCGGATTGAGCGCCGATGAAAAGAAAGCAGCGGTTGCCAAAGAGCATCGGCGCAAGGCTGCCCTTCTTGCCAAGTCAAAGAAGTGGTTTGTTGACCACGTTTCTGACCTCGTAACACGCGCAAGCAACGGGGATCAAGATGCTCAATTGATTATCAAAGAGCAGGCTTGGTACGACGCAATCTTTGAACGTCTTGCTACGTCTTTTGGAAACCAGCAAATGTTGTTCACTGAACTGCTTGCCGCGCTGTCTCCGCAGACGCCAGCAGACATGAACTATGCGTATGCAATTGATGCAATTGAAGCGTTCATTCGCGGAGATTACGACGACGCACTCAGCGAATACATCGACTGGGTTTCCGACTCAAAGCGCATTAAAGAAATTTCGTTGCTTCAAGATCGCATTGAATCGCGACGTGCTTATCTCAAAAACAACAACATCCCGGAAGACACAGATCCTCTTATCAAATCTCTGAAGATTGATGTCTCAGACCGATCTGTTTACAGAGGCAAGACAATCGGCCGAATGGTTTATGTCGCGCAGGGAGAAAACTTCCCAGTAGATCCATATGAGGATTCTTCTGGCAATTTGATTACACCTGCTGCTAAGCCATTTAGGAACATGGATGACTTGGTCAAGCGATACGGACCAAAGAAAGACCAAATGGCAGAGCCTGAGTATTACGTGGCTCTTCGAGATTTCAGGAGATCCGTCATTGAAGAAAATCCACAAGCATTTGACGATGCTGGGAATCTTCTTGAAGGCGCTACCGTTGCAGTACATCCAAAATTTGGCGTTAATTCAATGTCGGCTATGCGCGTCATGGCCGGTATCTGGGCAAAGAATGTCCAAAGTCCAAAGGTACATACATTCTTCGCCAACCTCATGGGACGAAGTACCAATGCGACCATTGATCTGTGGGCTGCGCGCGGTGTCCGAGAATCTATGGGCCTTCCACGAATCCCTGCTTATGCCGAAGTCGGTGTAAGCGGAAAAGTTCGCGACGGAAACATTGATGACATCACTGGCGAATACGGGTTTGCGCAACAGATTTTTGAAAGCGCTGCTGCTGAAATTACAGCAAACGGGATTATGCCAATCTCTGCAAAAAACTTGCAGGCTTTGATGTGGTTCTCATTGAAGAACACATGGAGCAAGAACGGTTGGACTACCGCGCAAGGATCTGCTGGATCTTTTGAGCGCGCTTTTGATCGCGATCCATTGACTCTCTTGACCGCTGAGTTTGATTCCGACTCAGTGATGCCAGTTGGTGAGTTCATTGAGCGCATTTCGCAACTAACTGACAATGACAAGAGTGTTTTGTCGGTTCGTTACGAATCAAACCCACGAACAAACAGACGGACAACCAATGTCAGCCTTGTCGTTCGCTACCGAAACTTTGATTCAAACGGATTTGCTGCCAAGATTTCTGACATGGTGTCGGAAAGCAAGACTGCGCTCCGTGTAACCGTAAATCAAACTGTTCCATACGGCGCTGCTCGCTCGCCAAATGCACGTCCGGGATACATCATTCGTTTCCCATCCAATCTGACCATTGAAGAAGCCACCGCAATTGCTGCTCAAATTGAGTTGGCCAACCCAACGTGGGATATCGAAATCGAAAACGATGGTCGCGCCGATACCGGAGCAGACGGAAAAACTCGGCAGTCGTTTGGCATGCGTATTCACTACGTTGCGGAAGCAGATCCAGCAGTTCGAGCCAACGCCCACCGCAACGAGCAAGAATCACCTACTGACGACGCAATCATCACAATTAGAAACAAGGCTTTGCTCCAAACCTTGTCAGAACTGGACCGACTTGGAATTATCGCGAAGGGTGTTCCGTACGCGGTAGAGTCAATCACCTTTGGAGCAGAAGGAGTTTTCAATGACACACAAGGAGTGGCTGCGTTCACTGATTACCGCAGCGGCACAACCGTCAACGCAAGATCGCTTTCTGGTGTCGTTGCAGAAGGAATTGGACTCTCAGGACGATTCACAGACCCAGAACTTGCGGATTACGTCGATGCCAACGGACCCGCCAGCCAAGATGTCCGCAGAATTGCCGAAGAAGTAGTTCCAGAAGATGTGCAACAAGCGCACATCATTGCTGTTGACCGCACATTCCCAAACGACGGAGATGGCGGTACTTATGATTTGGCACTTGAATCTGTTGGCGAAGAGTTGGGTGTTTCTAATGTTGAGTACAACCCAGACTTGCAAAGCCAGCAGCAAATTGAATTCATTGATTCTCAAGACATTCCGCTGCCAGCAGAAGCCGAAGCATCTGGAGTCAAGGGAAAAATCCTTGACACCATTGGAGAATGGTTTGGCAATCCAAAGGGCATCAAGATTACCGGCGGCAAAAAAGAAGGGGACATTGGCGTATTCAAGCGCTGGTTTATCCCACTGCTGAATTCCGCATGGTCTTCAGGAATCCCATCAGTTCGTCGTGTTGCCGAAGCACTTGTTTCGACAGACCTCGAAAGAATGCGTGTTACAGAAGGCATGGTTGCGAAGGGCAAGGATTTGTACGCCGCACTTCCAAAGAAGTATCGTGCAAACAACGGCGCTGAGTTCTTCAAACTGATGGATCGCTACTACGATCCAAACCTTGACAACGCCCACCCACAATGGGTTGATGAATCTGGAGCACGTCTTACTGACGACGTAATCAATGTGCTTCGCGAATTCAAAAAGATTGGCGAGCAACAGCGGTTGGGCATCATTGCGGAAAAACGAGCCGCAGCGCGAGAGATCGTGTCATTCATGCCAATTGCCCGTATTGCAAAGACTGCCCAAGAGAACGGGTCAAACTGGAAAGTTGAAGAAGTGCGCTTTGGACCTGCCAAGCGCGATGTAGTCAAAATGATTCTTGACGAAGACAGTGGCGAGTACATGTCGCTTGAAGAAGCGCGCGAATCGCTTGTTCTTGTCATGGTTCCAGACGACTGGGGTCGCCAGTTCTCGCACATTTTCCACGCATTCTTTGGAGCGTACGAAGGCGTTTGGTACGACAAGGCCGCATACGAAGCGGCAATCGCTGAAGAAAAGAGCGAAGCAGAGGCGATGCGCATTGCCAAGCGTTCCATCAGCATGGACGGCGGAACCGCTACAGAATCAACGCAGGCAGCAATGGTTCGTCGTATGCGCCAGTTCAAGAAGTCTCCACCGCCTGGCATCAACAAAGACAACATCATGCAATTGGAAATCAAGATCCAAACGCATGTCCCGCCAGACGTTGTTCGACTCAGCGGCAAACAGTACGACATGCTGCGGCGACAAATTGAAGAAGCAGCAGATATCGAATCTGATGTCGTCAGCGCCATGCTTCGCGGAAAGATCGGGCGCAACGAAGGCAAAAAACGTTTCTATGCTTCCATCCTTGAGCGCAAGGGCAAGGAAGGCTTTGACATTGACTTCATGCGCGTATGGCAAGCACAGACATCTGGCTACTACAAGTGGCTTTACTTCAACCGTCTGCGCAAGGATGTGACATCTTCTATTGAAGATCTCAAGCGTCAGGGCTATGTCGGCTGGTCTGCTCACTTGCAGGACACGCTTGACTACATGACTACGTTTAGGCAAAGCCAGTTTGAGCAGTTGATGGACTCGCTTTTTGCCAGCATCCCAATTATGCGCACTTACATCGGCCCAATGCCGACGCGCCGATTGCTTCAAATGGTTCGCACAGTCAACGTGATGCGACAACTCTGGACAATTCGCCAGCAGTTCGTCAACTCGCTTCAGCCATTCCAGACGGTGTTCCCAATTATTGGTACACGCCGATTCTTGAAGTACATCGCTCGGTACAACAGCAAGGAAGCAAAGGCTGTTTTCGCCAAGTACGGATATCTTCGACCAAGCGGAGAATGGTACGAAGGTCGGGAATTTAGACTTGGACCAGGTACCGGCTGGTTCGGAAAGGCTTACGACAACATCAAGCGAATCATAGAGAAGTCTCCAATTTCCGGCCCGGAAAGCCGGAATCAGAACTTCACGTTCTTTGCTTTCTACACGTATGCCACCGAAGAATTGGGCATGCCAGAAGACATGGCAGCAAAACATGCATTGCTGCGTGTTGCGCAAACCCAGTTTTCCTTCTCAAAGGCAAATAACCCAGTTGCATTCCGTGGGCCAACCCGTGCAACGCTGTTGCAGTACAAGCGATTCATGGTGTCTTCGTTCGGCTTGGCGCACAACATCTTCAACGAACGAGATCCGCGCACAGGAGAACTTACTGACCGAACCGCTCGACTTGCTCCAAAGGTTCGTTGGATTACATCGTTCCTTGTCATGGGCGGTTTGAAGGGGTTGCCAGTATTCATCCTGCTTGATGCAATTGCCCGCATCTTCTCGGATGATGAAAATGCAACGGGATGGGATATCTACCAAGACCTTCGCGAGCAGTTGGGCGAAAACGCTGCCAACGTCGTTGTCTTCGGCCTACCCGCCGCCGCTGGCGTTGACATCTCTGGTTCGATTGTCTTGTTCCCCAAGCCATACGGACGAACCGTGTATGACATGATTGGTGGCTTCCTTGCCGGACCGACGCTTTCTGCTGTTGGTGACGTGTACACGTCTATGACCGACAAGAACGCTATTTATCAAAGCAACTTTGATGAGTTTGTCCAAGGCATCGTTTCGTCTTCTCCGGCATTCCAGCAACTCACTACTGGGATTGACCTCATCAACAAGGAGTTTGATAAGTACGACAAGCAAGGCCGTCTGCAATTCCGCCGTACAACCGCAGAGCAAATTCGCGCCGTGATGGGCTTGCGAAGTGTCCGTGAATCGCTCGAAAGCCTTGAATACCTCAAGGTCATCACGATGAAGGAGGCGATTGATGACATCCTTGACGACATCGCATCGTTGATTGCATCTGGCAAACTTGTTGAAGCCCGCCAGCAAATTGCGTACTGGAACCAAATGTTCCCAGAAGCACCGCTTCCAACCAACATGAAGTTGATTATGAAGCAGCCCGACTTGTCGCGCCGCGTAAACCGTAAGATCGACGACCGAACCTTGGACACTCGCCAGCGTCGGTTGAAGCAAGTCAATGACCGTCTTGCCAAGATCTTGGTTGACCGCGAAGGTTTTGAGTCGGGAGAAGTTGAATGAAACAGAAAGAGCCGACCGTAAGCGTAAGAATCAGAGAGTCTGACTACGACATATTGCTGGGTCTTATGGCCCAGTTTGGGACAAAAACTATCACCGACGCCATGTCCCAGTGCATACATCTGGCAGCACAAGCAACTAAATAAAACAACACGACCTGCCATGTGGCAGGTCGTGTTGCATAAGAACCCGATGGATTCTTATATCAGCGAGTGCAGACAACGTCGATGTAGTCGCAAGTCATTGTGCGGGCGGATGTTCCGCGCGTCACAACACTGAGTTGGACTCCCATCGTTGTAGTGGTGTTGCTATTGAGCCTGTTCGGAGCACCGTACTTCTTGCCGTTGACGTATGCCTGAACCGTCCAGCCTTGGACCAAAATTCCTACGCGGTAGAAGGTTCCTGCTGCAAGAGTGAAGTCAAGTGGCACGAGCGATTCGACGTGCGAACTTCCGTACGTCGAAAGTTGAAGCGACTTGCCAGCAGTTGCACCAGTAAGCGAGTCGGTACCAGCGTCAAATCCAATGAGCGCCACTGCCGAGCCTGGAGTGATTGACGAGGTACCCCATTCACTACCTGCTGGGGAATTGGCAGTCAAGCCAAAGTACCAAGATGCCAGAATGTTGCTGTATGAAAGGCGGGCTTCTGCGTAAACAGTCCTGCTTCCATCAAGAACAATGAAATCGCCTGGGGATGAAATAACAACTCCCATCCCATCAGTGGTACCAACGGTATCCAGCAAAACCGTTCCACCATGAGCCGATGCAACTGGTGCTGCCGTACCGCTGGAAGCGGCAACTACAGTGGAAGTGTATTGGCCATCCTCGACATCATTCATGAAATCAAGGAAGTAGCGAAATGCACTCTTGGGATCAAGAAGAGCGTCAGCCGCTTCGGATACACCGAGAGGGCCAGAGTTGTACTTGGTAATAAGTTGAGGCATGATTGAACTGCCTTTCTGGCCCTATTAGGCCGAAACGTCTGGAGATGCGGTTGCGAGGACGAAATTGACGCGACGATTGACGCACTGAAGGTTCATCGTGGTGTCAATGAAGGTCTGGAAGACGGTGTGCTGATTGCTCGCCTTCGTTGGACCTTCTTCGCGCATGTATTCGCCCGAGAGGAACACTGGACGGTACGCGCCCCAGTTGATGCCGTAGATCGGATCACCGGCACGACCCTCAAGGTGAGGACACCACGTCACTGGGACTTGACGGAAGGTGACGCGACCATCCTTGGAAGCGATGTCGTTGCCCAGGTTGTCATTTTGGGTTTCAAGGACGCGCTCCAATTGGCCAATCACGTTGTAATTCGTGTAGTAGCCGTACATGTTGCCGTTCTGGTAGTCGGGCTGTGACACCGGAGCCTTGAAGTTGGTGAAGGTCGAAGCCTTACGCCACTTCTGGATGAGGTCATCCTTCGTGACGCTGGTGTACTTTGCGCACCAGTTCTTCCATTGGGTGTAAGCGGTGGAATCGACGTTTGCAGCGCCAGCCGAGAATCCGGTTGGGTTACCGCCGTCAAAGCCGCCGTTTGCGTTCGTGGAGGAGTTGTCCGTCCACGTGATCCAGTACGGAACGCCGTAGATCGACAACGTGTCGGTCGAGCCATTGGGACGACGCCAGAAGCGTGTCTCCATGAAGCCCGCCATGTCCACCATTGCGTCGTGGCGGCGGATACGCACAAGATCGACGATCTGTGCCGGGGAACGGTTGATCGCGATTTCGCGACGCTCAATTGCGTACGAAGTCGTGATGTGACGCCAAGGGATATTGGCGGTAATCATCACGTCCGACACGTTGACCGAGTCGGTGGCGTAGAGGCCAGTTTCCTTCGTAGCACCAGTGGTGCCAACCATGAGGTTCCACTGGATGCCAGTGCCGCTATTGAACGACACCTTGTTCTTGTTGAGGAGTTGCGGAAGAGCGATGTGCTCTTGGAGGGAGTACGAAAGATCGGTCCACTTCATTTCACCCAGGTTGCGCTGGGTCGTGGTGATGAGATCTGCAATGTCATCTGCCTGGAGAATTGGCATGACTTGGTCCTTTTTGTTTTATTGGAAGTCTTCTTGAGCGGTCGAATACGGATCAATTCCGCGACTCTTGAACCAGTCTGCAACTCCCTGTGCCGCGCGCATGCGCGGGTTGGATGATGATGCAGTGCGAGTTCCAGGTCGAGAAACGATCTGGTTAGATCGCTTTTCAACTTTCCCTGCGAATTCAGATCGCGCAATTTCCTTTTGCTTGTCGCCAAACGAAGCGTTCAGCGCCATTTTCAAAAGTTCTGATTCTGCTGGAATGCGTCGATGTCGAGCCGTGTAGCCAGCGCGAATTGTCTGCACGGACTCTTCAAGACGCTTGAGATTTGATGTGTTGGGCTTTTCGTCAGTTCCAAACACAGGTTGCCATTCGTCACCAAGCGTTTTGACAAACGATGGGAGCGAATCAGAAACTTGCTTGCTTGAGTTCTCGGAAAACTTGGTTTCAAGTTCTCGGATCTTTGTCTCGTAGTAAGCATGCATCTTCTTGATGGCACGTGCAGCGTCTGGGTCAAACGCCGTGTCCTCATCAATCTCAAGTTCGAAATCGTTCTTCGGCTTCTTCTCAGGCTCTTCAGGGATAATCGCCTGCTTTTGAACGGCGTTTGCGATAATCGACACTAAGTCGTTTACGGCATCTGCGCCTTGCAGTTTTGCGATGATCTCTTTTGGCATGCCGGCTTCTGAAGCCTTGCGAACGAGTTCACTTTGCCAGTTTGATCCGTCTGATTCAGGAGAGGTTTCCAGAGCGTCCGCTGGAGCATCTTCTGTATTCAAAGCGTCATCAATTTCCATGATTTCGTCGCGAATGTCAAACGGATCGTCAGGAATTTCTTGCTTGTTGTCAGGCATTGTAGTCAATCTCCATAGCCTCCGCTACGATCAAACATTCCTTTTGCCTTCAAAAAGTCCCGACGATGGGATCTTGATTCAAAGATGGCCTGTCCGGTTTGCGGATCGAACCGGGTCGGAACCCCTAGTTTGACACTCTCTTCGTATGCAGCGCCAGTCTGCGACGGGTGTACGCCTGCCGCGTCACTCCTCATTGGCCAGTTCCCAGGGTTACTAGAAACCCCACCGTGCTCTGCTGCAATGCTGCGGTGCAAGATGCGGCCTTCGTGCAAGATGGAACCATCGGCGCGCCGTCTGCGCATCATTTCTTGGATGGTCATCATCAGTTCCACACGCTCGTTTGTCTGCTTGTCTACGTAGATGTAGAACGGCATTTATGCTCCTTGCTGAGATTGCGCTGACTGCATCATGCTTGCAATTGCTTGGTCTTGCTGGCTAAGACTGTCTTGGCCACGGTCTGCGCGAACATAGTTCCTAGTCGTGTTTGCTGGGCGACCGCCACCAGCACCTTGTGGCGACGGCGGTCCTTGCATCAATTCCTCTGGCTCGACCTTCGTAACCAGATCGACAACTTCAGGAGTGCCGCTGAGTTCAGCAGACATCTTGAGGAATCCTTCGATGTCTGGAACAAGACCGCGCTGCTGAAGAAGCGGCGCCATCGGAACAATGAACGTCTGCATGATCTGGGTAAGAGTCTGCATGCGCTCGGTTGGCGTTCGCGATTGCATTGAGAACGGAATGATCTCAATGGCGTAATCAGGGAACTCACCATTGCGACGCTCTGGCTTCAAGTCCGAAATAATCACCATGTCAGATGCAGGGATCTTCTTCGGAACGCGATACGTGCGGACTGGATCTGTCCACATGTAGTACGCGATTGCCTTGATGACTCGCGTCGCAGCATCTGTTGCGCGCTCTTGCATATCTGCAATGCGCATGGTCGCTTGGCTCTTCACCAACTGCTCTTGCGAAGCAGTGTTCGTTGCGTTGTTAAGTCCGCCAAGAGTTTCAAGATTGCCACCGAAGTACGAAGTCAACTGGCGCAACTGCTGAAAGAACGCAAGAGCGGCTTGATCGACCCCGCCGTATCGAACTTCCTTTGTTGCTTCTGGGCGATCTACAGAAATAGCATCGCCATCGTTGGCATCGGTCAACCGGCGACCATCTTCTTGGTTTCCGCTTGCAATAAGCGTAACCGTCTTTTGGCGATCTGCTTGCCTTCCGAGTTTTCTAAACACTCGGTTGCCAAGTTCATGCAAGTCAATCATCAGCGCTGCTGGAGGAAGCGGCATGATTTGACCTGGCACATCGCCAAAGGAGAGCAGGTGATATGGCCCGCCTTCTGGACCTTCCCAATCAACAACGCGAATTGGGTTTCGCGTTTCAATGCCGCCATCTGGTCCCGCTTGGAACGTAGCAACGATGTTCTCATATGGGAGCCAAATGTCCCATAGTTCAACAAGGTCCATGTATGTCTCTTCGCCGTACGACCCGCCGTCGTCAACGAGGTTCGACACTTTCTCATCACCTTGTTCGTTGGATGTGCGCCGTTCGTATTTCGAAAGGTTTGCACCCTTGAACATCTTGAGGTCACGCACTGCATCAAGCGGAAGCGCGTAACGGTTGCCACAGAACTGGACCTGATCCCAGCGCTTTGCAGTGATATCAAAGACAAAGTCTTCGAAATCAACTACATCGGCAAAAGGCTGGCCTGGATCGTGAGTAAATCCGAAGATTTCTTTTTGATCGCTTGGAGCAAGACCAACCTTCAATACTCCCATGCCAAACATTGCTTCGAGCACCCAACGACGCATGGTGTCGTCAAATCGAATGTCATCAATTGAAATGTTGAGTGCAATTTCAAGGTCGTCAGCGAATGGAATGTTATCTCCATTCTTGGAACGAACCATGACACGTGGAGCACGTGCAGCGACTTGACGCCGATAAATACCCAGCGCCATTTCAAGAAAGTTGACAGGCACCTTGTCTGGTGCGCCACCATCGGACCACGCGCCTCCGACGAATTGGCGAATCATAGACAGGCGACGTTCTCGGAACGTCTGCAACTTGCGACGAGAATGGTCAAATGCGGTTACTAAACGGCTAACGCGATCAAGTTCCATTACCATTCAGCCAATCTGCGCCGTTTGTCCTCCACCAACTTTCGGCGCGCTAGGATGCTTCCTTCAGGCACGATGTCTTCGCGCAGTGCGATTGCAGGTGCTCGTCTTGCAAGAGCATAGCAACAGAGTGCATCGGCAGTAGGTCTATCGCCGTGGTTGTCTCTCGCACCGCTTGGATCAATTGTCCTCGTTGCTTTGGAGTGTTCAATACTCCCATTCGCTGTATAGACAATTTCGCGCAGTTCTGACATCGCTTCGCGAGAACGATTGATGAACCGCCCGTCTAGCAAGGCGCGTCTGTAATCGCCAAACACTGCTCGCTTTGCATCTTTGACTGGCCACCATCCAGGAACAGGCACGGTGTTTCGCGCAATCGACTCTTCCTTTGTCTTCCAGTAGACGTGCCTGTATCCGAGTTCAATGACAACATCGCCAAAGTTTCGGCCTGGTCCTGGCGCTTCCCAGATGATGAACGCGCCATTTCCTTCTGCGTCGTGGAACCACTTGCACAAAGCAACTGCGTAGCGAGCCAACTCATCTGGTCGTAAGTTTGGAGTTACGAGTTCTCCAATCTTTTCACCGGTGTTTCGATCAGCAATAGAAAGAACAGAGTTACTGCTGCCTGTACCAGCAGAGATGTCTGCGCCAATTACGTAACCCCGGTCGTGGGCGACCTGACCAGATGCATCAACACCACACCAGAGGCGAAGCGGGCCTCCGGGGCGTTGCACGAACGACTTAGGTTGAGAAGTCGCCGGATCAAAGTTCAGGTCGCCCACAAACGAGGGTGGTCGGCAGCACTGCATAACAAGACGGTCAATCTCTTTGGGATCGAAGAACTGGAAGTCCGATCCTTGGAAGTCGATGTCGAGTTCCTGTGCAATTTCTTGTGGGTGGATACAACGCTTGCATTCTGCGTCGTACCACGGGCTTTTTGGTTTCCCATCTCCTCCGATGTACAAGCCCTGTGCTTTGACTGGGTGTTTTGTCCAGTGCAAAACAACTTGTTTGACTGCATCAGAGTGCGCCACGTCATAAAACGCATTGCCAACGCCGTCTGGCGTTGAATTGAAAATACGGCTCTTCGTTGCATCTCTTGTTGATGCAAGTGCCTTGTACCCTGCGTCTACATCAAACGCGGCAAATTCGTCCATACCGATGGCTGTACGACGGTCACCACGTGCGACATCGCCCGTCGTCGATTCGCCGTCAATTGCGCTTCCATTTTCTTCGTTTGTAAGTCGTAGTGCCGTGCGCGTGTATCGCGGCAACAGCCAGCCTGGTTGGTTACGGATCAGGTAATCAATCTTCCAGAACAGCGACTTGGAGTTGCCTGGCTTGTCTACGTAGTCTTCATTACGGCTTACAAGCAAAAAAGACTGTCCGTGCTTGAAATGCCAGCGCCACTCAAACAAGGCGCAGAGCATCCAAGATGCCCCCATGTCACGGCTTTTTTTGATGCAAATGTCGCGCTTACCCACCGCGTCATTGAGATCCAGCAATGTTTCGTCCTGAAACTCGTACGTCAGGAACGGAACCATCGGGTTTTCAAGTCGTGGGTCATACGTCCAGCAAAACGCATTGATGTAGAAGAGAAGATCTTCAGAACACATCTTGCGCAAAGACGAACGGTGCGTCACATCTTTTCGAGCAAGGGCGAGCATATCGCGACGCCACTTCAAATTAGCGTCCAAGTCTTTCGGAACGAGATGGAGCCACTTGCTATTCAATTACTGGCGCTTCCACTTCTTCTTCTCGTCCGACTTCTTCGGAAGAGGTTGGTTCTTCGGGGTCTTCTTCTCCCATCGCTCGGCCATCTCCGGCTCGTTGGCGTACATCCAGTTCCGTTGCTTTTGACTCTTGAACGGCATATTTGGCGATCCTTTTCGCGATTCTCTTGCGATGCGTTGACATCGCGTTTGCTGATATTCCAAGCCACTTGCCAACCCGTGCCATCGACCAGCCTTGCGACAGAAGTAATGCAATCTCCCGTTGCCTGTTTGTCAAGAACCAATACGCTGAGAACCAGTCAGAATACTTTTGAATTTTTTCAGAAGTTGCATGACGTTCCATTGCGTCTTCGAAGGGGATTTGAGATCCCCAGCGCTTTTGCCTTCTTGCTTCCGCACGGAATGCGTCGAGCATGTCGAACCAAATGCGCTTCCCTTTCCACGGCACAGTGCGCAACGAATCAATCGCGAAGTCGTGCGCGTCTTTCCCGTTGATGGTCTTTCTTCCAAAACGACGCAGGCACACTTCCGCGTGGCGGAGCGCGGTGGCATACATTCCCCATTCAGTTCGTTCTTCCACGACCGCTCGCCTTGAAGTAGCCGTGATCCTTTGCGAACTGCATCAACGCCGCCGGATGTACCCGCCGATCCTTTGAATACGGCAGGCGAATCCCCGGCAACTTCCCTTCGTCGATCCATTTGGACACCATCCTCGCTGAACAACCCAAATACTGCGCCACTTGCCCCGTCGTAAGCCATTTCACATCCAAGTCGCCAGGGACATCAAACTGCGGATTCAAGCGGTCGCGAGCATTCATTTCTTCTTACCTCGACCCCAGTTGTTCTTCATCTGCGCGTACGCCTTGTCACTTACCGTCGTCTTCGACTTCGGTCGCGATGTACCAGCAGACTTGCGCTTGTTGATGTTGTAGAGCAGACCTTTCTTCGCAGCCATTACAGAGCCTCCCGTTGACTCTCAGTCGCGTCGCGCATCGCCAGCAACCGTGATGCCGTGTCCTCAATGCGCGATCCGTCATCAGCGTACCGCTGCTCCGCCTCAATAGCACTCCTCGAAGGCAACAGTTTTGCGTAAATAGTCCCCCAAAACTGACTTTCATTCACCGGACTCCTGCGCGCCCACACCAACATCCCCCACGCCTCACTACTCGGCGCATCCCTCGGCTCGACATCCTCCACCTGCAAGTTACTCGCCACCCACTCCACCACCTTGATCGTAGACACCTTCTTCGCGCCAAACACCGCCTTCGTCGCGCGATCCCCCGCAGGCTCGCTTCCACTAAGTGGAACTTTATCTTCCACTTTCCCACCCACAGACTCATCCAACTCCACACGCAACTCACCATCCGACTCCACAGACCTGCCACGTGGCAGGTCGTTTTTCTTCTCCGCACGCTTCGGCTTCACACTCGACTGCACCTGACCCCACATAACAGGGTCCATCTCCTGTGCAGCACGCAACCAACACTCACCAGCATCCATGCCGTCAGCCTTCAAACGCTCGCGGATCTTGACAAAGTCAGTCCAGCGACCAATCGACTCTGCCCATGACCGGATCTGTCCCTTGAGTTGAAGTGAACCTCGCATGGGAGGAGTTTACCACAAGTCAAAACGAGGTCGAGAGAGGGGGTTAGATTATTGGTTTGTTGAACGCCCCGGCGTGGGTTCAGATCCGAGCGACCGCCCGACCCGTCAACACGCAGCCTTCGGCCGCCGTCCGAGAACCCGCAGCCCGCCGCCGCCGCCGCACGCCGTCGCCGTCGCCCGCAACCCGCGCAGCCGCAGCCAGTGCGCCCCGCCGAGGGACGGACCCACCCCGCGCCCGCACGCGCGAGGCCCGCCCATGTCGAGGGATGCACCCCCACCCCGAGGCGCACTATCACGGCACCTATCACCGGCCGAGGCCCACCGACCCAACCAACCCAACGAAACCACGGGGAAACAGTGAAGCCCACCGCGCCGGTACGCCGATGCAATGGCACACCGCGCGCAACGTGCGCACGGCATCTCCGCACCTATCACAGGCCGACACCATGACCCCCCGAGACATCCAAAACACCCGTACCCAGCGCACGACGAATACCACCGACATCGCGCGCCGCATCGCTCGCGCACGACTGGCGCAGCGACTCGCCGCCCTTGAGAGAGTCGCCGATGGACCCGATGCGCACCGTATCCCCGCTTGCGACCTCGCAGCCATCCGCGCAGAGATCGCGAGAACCCGCGCAGCCATGCGCGCGCTCGCCTCGAGCTGACGCCTAGACACGACACACCGACGCGGATACACTCCGCCGCAGGGGCGCAACGTCGCGCACCTATCACGCACCCAACAGCAAGAGGCCCACCAGTGACACCACGAGAGATCCAACGAGCAGCGCGCGCAGATGCCGCTATCAACTTCGAGACGCTTCAACGCTCCACAGAATGGAAAATCAAAGCGCTGAAGAACCAAATCCGAAACCTTGAATGGTGCATCGACAACGAGCGACACCCGAGCGCCTACACGAATGCAGTGCGCGCCCGACTGGCGCAGTATCGCGCGCAACTCGCAGCGATCCTACTGAAGAACCAAGCACGAGAAACCGTGCAGAAAACGCCCGAGCAGGTAGTCCGCGAGACGGTCGCGCAGTTCCTTCCGATGCTCGAAGCGCAGGAAGCGAAGCACCCGAGCGCAGCACTACGCGCAGAGATCGCAGCAATCCGCGCAGCACTGGCAAGGACCACCCCCAAGAACTAACGCGCGCACCGTGCGCGCTATCACGCACCTATCAGACAGGAACCGTACAACATGGAAACGACAACCGAAACCGCCCTTGATTCTCTCTTGTCTTCACCGATTCTCTCTGCGCTTATTTCAACGGTGCCAGCGCTCGCGAGCACCGCAGCCGATGCACGGCGGGAACTCGCGAGCGCACACGCCGAACACGAAGAGACACGCGCCGCACTGGCGCAAGCAATCGCGAACGCCAACGCCACGAGCACGAGCGGCAACCACGCCGAGCCAGTCGCCAATGGACCCGCGCCGATCATCCGCGCGCAGTGGAAGCCACAAACCATCACGACCGACCCGCTCTACACCATGCCCGATGGAATGCTCGCGACCATCCGCGCCGCAATGGCAACAGGCGCGCCCATCATGCTCATCGGCCCACGCGGCACAGGCAAGACGGAAGCAATCCAACACGCCGCCGCCGCTGAGGGACGGCCGCTGTTTATCCTCGACTGCGGACCAGTGCGGGACGCTTCCGAGTGGTTCGGGAGCGCGACACTTTCACGCGGCCGAGTCGCATGGCAGGACTCGCAACTGGTGGCGGCGCTCGCCACGCCGCGCGCCGTCATCATGCTTGACGAACTGAACCGAGCAGCAACCGAGGCGCAGAACGCACTACTTCCCCTGATGGATTCGCGCCGTGCAATCCAATTCCCGCAGCGCAGCGAACCAGTGCGAATGGCGGACGGCGTGACGTTCGCCGCTACCGCGAACGTCGGCGCAGAGTACGTAGGGACGGGCGGCATCGACGCAGCACTGGCCGACAGATGTGTCTACGTCGAGACGGAGTACTTGCCCCCCGACCGCGAGTGCGACATGCTGCGGGCGCGCTTCCCGAACGCGCCCGCGCCACTGGTGGAAAGTTTGTCAGAACTCGCCGCCAGTACGCGCACCGAAACGTACCGA